ATACTTGTACCTGATGTAATTAAAATATTACTCATTAATCCTTGAGCAGGTCCTAAATTAGTAGAATCTCTGTACAAAGTAACTTCAGCTTGAGCATTTGCTGTATCAGTACCAAAAGAAGTATTACAAATAATAAATATTTTAGAAGATGTTGAAGATGGTGTTATATCAACTGAAAGTGTATTTGAAGCAGTTACAAATGAAGAAGATGTTGTTGTTCTTTGTGTGCTATCTGTAGCACTAACAACTTGCAAAACTTTACCAGCACCAGCAAAAGTATTATCTCCTCTTAAAAATGTAGTTGCGTCTTTTGTACCAGTAGCAGATAGTTGAGAAGTTCCAACAGAATTAGCTCCTGGGTTTATTGTTTGTAAAGCAAGACCTAAGAAAATACAGTACATAGAATCTCCACTAGCAGGAGCAACTGACATAGTAAGGGTTGTTCCCGTAGCTGTGAAAGCTTTTCCACCACCTGATTCTTGTATCACATTCTTAATTACCAATATTATGTCAACACCAGAATTTACACTAAAATTTAAACTGAAAGATGTTGTAGATCCATCAGGTGTAAAAGTTTGACTCTGTTTGGTAACAAAGTTGCTTTGTGGTATTTGTCCTAGGTAACTCATTTATTTTATTTATCCTACTGATTCTAATAGTTGTAAATTCACATCAATGTTTCCACTTGAATCACTTGATAGAACTTGTACTTTATCCGATGCTTGTAAAACAATTTTCGGTAATTTAAAAGCTGAACCAGGTATAAGTGGAGCATCCTCAATGATGATAAAACTAGTTGATGTTGTAGCGTCCATTTTTTTAATTGTAATCGTTAGAGATGTTGTTGTAGTATTGGCAATTGTACCACTAACTACCAGCGTTTTGCTTGTTGCTGTATAAACATCTGTAAGAGCACCATTCGATATAGTAGCTTGAACATCATTAAAGTTATTAGCCATTTATTTATTCTCCTCCTAATGCGATAGCAAATGCTAAGCCAGCAGCATTTATCTGATCTTGTATATTTGAAGTTACTCCATTTAAGTAACCAAATTCTGTGTTTGAAATTGTGCCATCATGTATCTTACTAGCGTCAATAGCTGCACCAGATTTAATATTTGCGTCTTCAATATTAGTTAAACTGTTGCCTGTAGCGTCAGCGTCAAAAGTTTTATTTGTAAAAGTTGTTGTACTGGATGCCGTCACTAGTGACGTAATACCTGATAATAAATTTAATTCTGTAGCAGTAGAAGTTAAAGCTACATTTTCATTTATTTTTGGCGAAGTTAAAGTTTTGTTTGTAAAAGTTTGTGTTCCAGTGAGTGTAGCTACTACACTGCTATCAACAGCAACTGAAAGAATATCTGTACTAACACCTGTTGTTGTAATACCTGTGCCACCTTGTATGGTAAAGTTATCTCCAGTTGTAATATCTTGATTAGAACCACCATCACCCACTACTGTAAATGTGGATGCTACACTTGGAGCGCCTGGTTCAAATTTACCAGTAGAATTATTATATACTAAAGATTGTCCTGACGTGGCTCCTGATACATCAAAAGCAATATTTGTACCATCACCAACAGCATTATAAATCTCAGTAAAGTTAGCGTTAATAATCGTTCCACCAGCACGTATCGTGCTACCTGTTCCGTCATTATCCGTTGTTCCTACATTAACTGTTTGTTTTGCCATTTTTTCTCTCTAAGACTAATTTTTTTATATTACTATTTATAAACATTTTTATACAGCGTCAAAAGTTATTCCAGTTTCGTCAAAAGTATCAAGTGTTTCATCAAAACTATCACTAGATATATGCCAAACCTCACAAGGTATTGTAAAACCTGTTTTAAGTTTGAAATTGAAATCAGTTAAATTATTCAATTCTCCGTCTATACTACTATTTAACGATCCTGTTAATCTTAATTCTTGTAAATCTTGTATTTGCACTTGATTTGAGTATGCGTCACCTAATATTAATTTGTTTATACCAAACATAGTAGGACCTGCCACAGGCACACCAAATTTTGTTGTATTACTTCTTATTGTTGTTAATTGTTTAATTATACCACCTACATTTTTCAATGTAATATGTTGATTTAAAGTTACATCTCTAGTGTTTGCTGTAAAATAATCAGGTGTTGCGTCTGTTAAATCTGGATCTCTTCCTAACTGTGGATTAGATTGTAAAGTTGTACCGTCTGTGGTTGTTCCTAGTCTTCTACCAAATATAGTTGAGAATAAAGTATTTAATACATCTTGTATCGGAGTACCCTCAGCGCCAGAATTTAATGCTGTAATATTTCTTAATTGTACATCAGCTTGTAGTGAAATATCAACTTGACCTATAAAATAAAAACCTGCACTGTGCATTGTCTTTTTGAAAGAATCTCTCCAGTCATTAATTGATCTACCAACTTTAATAATGTAAGAGAAATCCTGATACAATAAACTATCTTGCACTTTCATTGTACTTTCTGAAACATGACCATCTTGGTTTAGATAATTACCTGCTGTATCAAATATTGAAACTACACTAGTTGTTGCTGTTGCTTGATCTGACTTTTTAACTGTAACAGTTGCACCTGAAGATGAACCTGTAATAACTGTATCTTCAGCAAAAATACCACTAGCTGCTGATAATCTTAAAACATTTGTATCAGTATTAGTGGAAACAACAGTTGCTGTTAAAGCTGTAGAGTCAGCACTTAGTCCTGTTACAGTTTCACCTACAGTAAAGTTAGCAACAGATTTATCTATATAAACAACATTTGTGTTTAGAGTAATTGATGGTGGTGTAGGAGAGTTTTCGTAACCTCTACCTGTTTCTGAAATTCTAAATGATAAAACTCTACCAATTTCTGGACCAAAAGCTTTTACACTTGCACCTGAACCACCACTACCTGTTGATACTGTACAAGTCGGTAATGATCGATAGTTAGAACCACCATTTATAATTCTTACATCTGTAATGTCGCCTGAACCTGTTCCTGTTTCTTGTACAATTTTTGTACCTGTGTAAGGATCGCCTCTAACTGTTTCATCTTCTAAAATTATATGATCTGTTTCTGAAGCACCTGTTGTTCCTACTTCAGCACCAATACCACCATTTACAACTGAAACTTTTGCTGTTGCTGATCCACCACCTGTATCTGTATTTGTAAAAATTAAATCATCACCAATTTCATAACCAGAACCAGCGTCATCAATAATTATTTCCGATAATGATCCTCTACCAACATCTTGTACTTGAATTAATGCACCTTGACCACCACCAGTTAAAGTAACTGTATCGCCATCCGAGTATAAAGAACCATCATTTGTAATAGTAGGTTTATCAGCTAAACCTGTTACAGTTGCTTTTATGAAAGTGTCTGAGGTATCACTTGACGTACCTCTTATTTCCTCTGATACTGAAAATGTGCCTGTTAAGGTATCATTATTTAAAATAAATTCTGAAACTTCAGCGTCACCAATTTGAAATTTGAAAACATTTTCAATTATAGCAGTAGCTTCTGAGGTTTGACCTGTTATTGTTCTACCTATTAAATCAGTGGTATCACCTACTGTTGCAATTGCTCTTAAAATTTTTGATGTATTCCAATTACCATCAGAGACTCTTAACATTTGTTCTCTTGGATAATTTGTTTGAGATTCTTCTCCAAACAATAATCTAAAAAATATTTCGTGTCCTTTGTTAGTACCTTTAGCACGATATAAGGATTTTACATTTTTAATTAATGATCTTTTATCTAAACCAGTTTGTAAACTATCAGGAATAGTAGATAACAATTCATTTCTAAATTTAGATAAAAAATTTGATATTACTTTATCTGGATCTCTAAAGTTAACCAAGTCTTGTATAGTCGATACAGGATTAGGTTTATAATTATTTACGATAGCAGTTGCATTTGAAGAACCACCTACAAGTGTTTCTCCAATAATAAATTTATCTTGTGCTGAAATATATAATTTACCATTACTTATATCCTCTGTCAAAACTGTTGCTGTGGCTTTTGAAGTTTGGCCTGTTACAGTTTCTCCTCTAGTAAATTTTCCATAAGTAGAACTCTCTAATAATACTTTATCACCAGCGTCTAGTTGTGTTCTATCACTGTCTATACGAGAACCATCCAATAATAATTCGTTTGATTGAGCTGTTTCTGTTTCAAGTAAAATACCATCTGTAGTTTGAATAGATGTTAAATTTAATTCAGCAGCTTCTAAGAATGTATAATAAGTTTTTAAGAATTGAACAAATTTAGGGTGATCTTCTATTACGAAGTCAGGTACCTGAGATTGTATCAGGTTTGATATTTTATCCGTAAATTTTGCCATTTGTTATTTTAATAACTTGATGATGATGTATAACCCACACCTGCGTCAGCAGAACCACCAACAAAGGTATCAGCCTCAACCGTTATGTTAGAATTTGCAATGTCTATTTCTATAATCTGATCTCTTACAGGAATAATGTCATTAGAATTAGGTGTAACTGTCAATTCTATAACTGACGAACTTGCACCTCTAATATTTTCAACACTTGTTACATTTAAAGAGTTTATAGTAATTGAGCCAGTTGTATAATCAATAGTACCTTGTGTGCTATTGGCATAACTTCTCACTGAACCTGTTAAATAATATCTTCTAACATTTCCTGCTCCGTCATCATCAAAGTAATAAACATTTGTTGTATCGCCACTTACTTTAAAACCGGTAGAACTTAAAATACCACCATCACTTGCTTTATGTCCTGAGTGAGGATTGTATAAGGCATTTCTAAAATATATGTTATATTTTGTTGATGAATTTAAAGTAGGAGTAAAATTCTTTCTAACTTTGATTGTTGTTATGTTTGATATAATACTGTTATCTGTATTATCAATTAAACCTGTAACTTTTGAATATCTAAAGACGCCATCAAATTTAGACAATGTATTTGTATTGTAATTTGTAAGTGTTGTTATAATGTCTGTTTTTAAAGTGTCAGCTGTTTCTGTAGTCGAACCTGAATCAAATTTAACAGTTGATGTTAATAATATACTTGAAATTTCTGGATCAACAATTTCTGGTCGAACTGAAGCAACATTAAATTTTTTAAGTTGAGAAACTAACTGCGATTTAGTTGCATTTGTTAAAGTAGAACCTGAAGCTGCTTTGATAGCAATTTTTACAACACCGTAAACTGGTGTTTCATCATCTTCACCACCCCATGCACTGACCGATTGAGCATTTGGATAAATTGATTGTATTATAGTTTCATAGTCACTTGTAGTTACCGCTCTATTTTGAGCAGAATAACTTAGTGGTGCATTTACTCTAACTGACTCTTTTGATTGAGCAGGAGTACCACCTTGTGAACTTGAATTAGTTGTAACAGTAATATTAGAAAAACCATCTATTGTAGATTCAGGTGTAAATGTACTTGCACCATTAGCGGCATCCACATTTGAAACTATGTACTCTAAAATTACAATATTACCATCATCTAAAGCTTTACCAATAACACCGTCGCCAAAATAAACCTCAAATTTGCCTTCGTCACCCTCTTGTAAAAAATATGCTTTTGTTGTTGATGATATGTCTGCTAAACTTGT